GAATACCGGCCCATCGCAGGACCGTTCCATCCCACACCAGCAGTCGGTCTTGTGTGCCCTGAGCTGCAATGAACAGCTTGCCGTGGAGGCTGACAGCGTTCGCAATGTAGTTCGCATTGTTGATGACCACGTGGTCATTGACCGCATCAACGCCGTTCTGCCACGTTCCACCCACACGCCTATCCAGATTCCCTTCTTCATCCAGTGCCCACAACTCGTCTTGACTGACGTTGTTCGTGGGTGAATGCCGGAAGAGAGCGACAACGGGAGCGGATAGACTCGAACCAGCAATGCTGATGCCCTGCGTGCCACGCCGCTTAGCGCCCAGATAACCGGATCTGAAGTCGATATTTCGTGCGTCAACACACTGGTTGTCTGCAATCTCGGTGGGAGAATCCGAGTTGTTGATTCCCCCACGAAGATCAGCAATGGTGAATTTCTGTGCCATTCTGTTTCGACCTAGGACACGTGTGGGTTCCACCGCTTGGTGCGGTTGGACTCACCTTGCTTGCGCTGTAGGTAGCTAGACTTGGCTAGGAAGTAACGTAGGTCTGCTACACGCTCGTTGTAGAGGGTTTCGTATCGCTGCGACAGTGAGGGCTTCTCTAGCTTGTCGTATTCGTCTGCCATTGCACCGAAGACAAGGGCATCGTGGAAGTCTTTAGAGAACGCAGGAACGTCAGAGCCTGACAGCGTGGAAGCGTTCGCCAGACCATCTACGCTTAACGTCTCGATTCCACTTGGAACCGGATCGAGTACAACGGTGACGGTGGAGGCGCCTTGCAGCTCGATTGCGTAGCGCTCTGGAGCACCAGACCCGTTCTGGTAGACGTTGGCATTGCGCCACTCGTCATAGCTGATTTCCTGCAGCACACGCCGCTGACCCGTTGTCGTGGCGTAGATCCGTTCAATCTTTTCGATTGTGAACGTGACGCGGGGGTTGCCAGCTACCGTTGCAGCCGTGGTGGAGGTGCGCCGGGAGGTGGGCAAGCCAATGGAGCTGGTCAGCCGTGCATAGCGGTCATTGATATAGCGACCAATACGGGCTAGACCTTCCGAGGACGTGATGTTGAGACGCTCTGCGGCTCTAGTTTGGATTTCAGTGAACGTCATGTGTGGAGGGGCCTTCGGGGAGAAGACGAAAGGTGGGAGGGGTCTTGCGGCGGAACCTTAGCGGCGTTCGTGGACTGCGTTTTCGATACGCTCCAGCCTGCGGTTTATTTCCGCGAACTTGCTTTCCAGCAACTCACGTAATGCGCCGTCTTTCGCTTCCAAGCTGGCCACCCGGGTGTGTAGTTGAACGGCCCATCCGAGCAGGCCGATAAATGCGGTGCTCAGAACGCCTACTATGGTTGATAACATTGGTGTGTCCCGTTGTTGATTAGTTATCCTTGCTTGCGGCCTTCTGCTTCTGCTCGTTGTTGATCTTCTGCAGAAGGTCTGAGAACGATGAGAACAGGGTCTGATTCTTCATGCGCTCCTGAACCGTGTCCCACGGATACGTGACGTTCAGCTTCTGATTCGGCTCACGACCCATCAGGATTACCTTGACTCGTCCACCGAGATACTCTCCCGGCTCCAGTTCATTGAGGTGGTTGATGATCGCGTCATCCTTCTTAATGCCCCAGATGTTGATTGGGTGTCCGTGCTGTAGAACTGGTCGCTTGAGAGTAGTTGCCGGATCGATATTCTCTGGACGCTGGATATACTCTGCGTAGTCAAATGCTGGCTTTGGTGCTACCTGCTCAAGGGCTTGCTTCATGCCTGCGGCGAATGCTGCCGCTAAACTGTCCACCGGTAAGGATGAATTCTCTGGAGTGTCCTGCACTCCGTTCTCTGTCTTTTTTGTCATGTCGTGCTCCTTCGCTTTCGGCTTACTAGGCCAAAGGAATACTGTTTGTGAAACGGATGGAGCCCACCCGAAGGCAGGCTCTATCGTGTTGCTATTACGCTACGTTTACGCCGCTAACTGGATAGGTGAGCTGAACGGTCGCCAGTGAACTGGAATCAGCCGAACGCCAGTAAGCGCCAATAATCTGGTTGCCTGCTGTGCCGGTATCATCGCAGACACCAGCAGTGGCAGTTGAGAACACCTTTGTGTTGTCTACTACCGTTGCTGCCCCTGCGGAGCATGAACCGAAGATCATGTACCAGCCATACTTATTGGCAACGATTGCTGCCTGCGCAACTGCGATTGGGCTAACCAGTGTCGCAGCAACGTCAGTGTCGAGAAGAGCCGTTACGGCCTGTTCGTCGTAAGCTACCCACGAGCCCGCAACGGTGCTTGCTACACCCTTGAGGAAGATGTATTCGTTGCCGTTTGCGTCCTTCGCTCGGGTCAGAACCTTAACGACTTCTGTATCGTGAATATCATCCGTGTCGCCTACGACGATAGGGTGCCCTACAAATACTGCCATGTTGATTTACCTTAAAAGTGAATTAGGGTTAGGAAGACGTGGAGGGCCAGACGCAATGTCCAGCCCTCATCAGTCGCTAAGGATTAAGTGAAGGCTACGCCCAGACGGCTGCGGTTGTTTGTTACCAACTGCACCGCTGAGTAGATCTTCACGCCGTAGGCGTTCGCTGCTTCCAGCTCCTGCACTTCACCCTTGTGGCGGAAGTGGCTCTTGGATACCTGAAGCGACAGGGCCTTTGGATTGAGGAAGAAGTAGGAATCGCTGGTGTACTTGTGTGAGAACACCATGTCAGCGTTCATGAACTTTACGTTCTCGAATCCGCCGTTAGCGTCTCCACCGTCACCGAAGCGCTGATTGGGAGTCAGCTTTCCTACGTATACGCCCCATGAGGCTGCGCTAGTAGCAATGAGGGTTGGCTGTGAGGCTGACCCTGAGCCCTTTGCGCAAGATGTGAAGACTGTTGCAAGATCTGCCAGCAATGCTGATGCATCGGTGTAGTCCTTGAACTGGTTCTTCCACATGGTGTCTGTGCCAGCGACGATGCCGCCGATGGTGCCAGTGCCGTCCTCGGTCATGAGAGTCGGGAATGACTCGAAACCGTCTGTTGCTGAAGCAGCAACTAGCGCTGTCTCGATAACGTCATCGTGTGACTTCATACCGTTCTCCAGAAGGGTCTTTACGTAGTTGACCTTCTGATTGACGGATGGGTTCTGAGCTTCCTGCTTCTTGGTCCAGACGATGGGAACGCTCAGCTCTGCGATTGAGTAGCTAGCCGCACCAAGGATTGAAGTCTTGGAGAGTGAGGTAGCTGTGATGTCAGTCGCAAGGAACTCAGCACCAGCGTTAATCTGGTAGTCAAGTGGCTCTTCGATGGTTGCACCGAAGTCTACACGCTTGATGAAGCCCTTCTTGTCCAGTGCGCGAAGGAATGCTGATTCCTCCCACTGGTTTGCAGCACGCTTCGATGCAACCGCATCGTAAGAGGCAGCAAGAATGTCAGTAATGGAAAGTGCCATTGTTGTTGTCCTGTGGTTAGTTGCGTGTCTCGCAGGATTGCGGACACAGGGTTGGTTGAATGGCCCGCAACTAACGCGGCGGGGTTGACTCCAAAGGTGTTCTGTAGAAACGCTCTACGGGCGGGGAGTCTGGAGCTGTGTGGCTCCTAGAGGACGTGCGCCTAATGCGCAGATTGTGTGGAGGGTCCGGACGTGGGTGACGTGCGACGGACTAGAGCAATCCCTTCTCACGAAGGGCTGATTTAATTACGTCTGTTGTGTCTTGTGGTCCGCTGTGGGTTGGAGCGGCTCCGCTAGACACTCTGGCTTGTGATGCCTTCGGCTTGGCGTTGATTTCTGCCAAGACCTGTTTGCGAACTTCGTCTTTTGAGGCTGTGAGCTTTCCGAAGACCACCTTACGGTAGGCTCCGTCTAGGCTCAGTGAGCGGTCTGACTTGAGTGCGTCAACGATTGCCTCTTTGTTCTCGGAGAATCCCGGCCATGTCTCAGCGTCTGCGATCTGCGACTGCACCCGACTCACTGCTTGCTGTCGCACTTGCGCTTGACGCCATGAGTCCTCGATAGGTCCGAAGCGCTGTGCGAATCGCTGCTCAAGCGCATCCTCTGCGGCCTTGATGCGGGATTGTAGGAGCCTGTCAAACGCTTCCGGCGAATAGCCGGTGGAGCCGTCTGGGAAGGTCACATCAGGACCAATGCTGTCTGTGCGTGATGTCGCGTGTGCCTGTTGTGCAGCTTCTCTGCGAGCCTGAAGGAGAGTGGCGTAACGCTGGTCTGCTTGGGACAGTGCGTCTAGGAATGCCTCTGGATTCTCGTTCGCTACCCGGAGGGACTCCAGCAGATTGGCGAAGTCCGGTGACTCGTAGCGGCTGTAGCGCTCTTGGAGAGCCTGCAGTTCCGCTGCTGCGGCTGCTTTCGCTTCCTCTCGTGCCTTCGCAACGATTTTCTCAACCCGGGCGTAAGGGATGCGGTTGTTGCGCTTCTTGGAAAAGTCTTTCAGGAGTGCGTCTGGTTCTGGTGCTGCCTGTGCGTCTGGGACGGTGGGTTCTGCGCTCTGTTCTGAGGTTTCTGACTCGGTGCTAGCGTCTGAGGTGGCTTCTGATGCGTCTAGCCCGCTATCGGCAGTGTCTAACGCTTCGGAGTCTGCGGACTCTACAAGTCCTGCGTCCTCGATTGATTCACGGATGATCTGTTCTGTTTCTAGTGCCATTGGTTCCTTTGTGTGTGACCCGGGTCGGATAACGTCCAGAATGGACGCCGGGGGCACTAACGGCTGGATGCCGTTGTGCAGGGGTTGGACTTACTACTTGCGGAGTGTTGCTTCGTGAGCGTGCCAGTGAGCTAGCCGCTCTTCTTCTGTCTGAACTGGTGCGCTTACCCAACGCACGGTGTGTGGGGATTTGTCAGTGCCCTTGTCGTATGGGATATGCTCAACCCAATTGACGAGTCCTCTACGCTTAGCTTCCGCTGCGATTTCGCTCTTGGAGTAATAGCGTTTAGGCGTCCCATCGGGATTGCACAGCCCATGCTCGATAAGGACTCCACCTTCGATAGAGTCCTGAACGACTCTGCCAGATCCCATTCCGTGTGGACAGAACGGGAAGTCCCCAACCTGCAATTCCTTGCCACATTTCTCACATTCCATTCGCTACCCTCCCATCTCGTCTACACGCTTCGTGATCCGTTCCATCGGACCCCAATCAGGGCTTGGTGGATTCACGATTGGTGGGAGCTGGCCTGTTGCGGCCACTGGTGGTCTGCCTACGGGGTTTGCAGGGACCGGCTCTCCCGGAACACCTGATACCGGTGCTGCGGGAGGTGCAACGGGCTGCGTAGGCATTGCAGCGTCCTGAATCAGCAACTTCGCTGCTGCAATTTCCTCCGGTGTGACCGGTGTGGATTTCTGCAACAGGGCGACTGCTAATGGATTCTGCAAGTCCTCTACGCCGGAGAACCTGTAGGAGACGTTTGGTGGCTCCGGTGCCGGTGGCTGCGGCTTGACCATGACTTCGGAGGGGTCCAGACCGGAGAGGGTGAGGATTTCCGCGATGATGGGCTCTGCGTTGACGAAGCCAGACTTGCCAATCAGGTTCAGGGTCTTCATCAGCCGCTCAATCTTTGCGCTGGCTTCCAGAAGCACGGTGGAATCCGGCTTGATGGACAAGGCGTATTCGACATCGACGGGCATTGCCGCGATTGCCTGTTGGCTCTGCTGCCCTCCAATCAGCTCTTCAGGACGGTCCTTGTAAAGCTGAATGAGGCCCGCCATGACTTCTGCGATGCCCACGAAGAACTTACCGACCTTCGCACGCTCAAATCCGACACGAGTGTTGAAGTTGTTCTGGACGATCTGCGCTTCGGAAGCGGAACGCTCACCGGAAGCGAACTGGCCTGTCTGGTTGGCTCCGAGCTGCCAGCCTTCCTGCAAGTCGTTACGGATCACACGTTCGAAGTCCCAATTCTCAGCGGGGTAGTTCGCACGTGCGACTTCACCAATAGCCCTTTCGCCGGTGCCTTGGGTTGGAATGAAGTGCTGCCACTCACCCCTCTGGAGAAGGTCCATAATCTGTGGATCAACACGGTTGGTATCAACCCAGCGGATTGGCTTGGAGTGGTCACGCTGCTGAATGATCTGTGCTCGAGTACGCATCAGCTCCAACACCTGTGGCCTTCCGACTTCACTGTCAGACGGGGGAACGCACTCGTCACTGATGTAGGTGAGGGTGAGCACCCGGATCGGATACTTGCAGACCCCTACGTAGGTGTTGGACTGCTCGTTGAACTTCTGCCACTGCAGGTCTTCATCCACAACGGGATCTTTGAGCCCCTCGATAAAGACGATGCGACGGATCTTGCTGAAGTAGAGGGTATCTGCGTCGTAGTCGGCTGGACGGTAGAAGATTTCCGTGAAGGTGACTCGCTTCTCATCGTCTGAGCCTTCGTGGTCATCGTCCGAGAGCGTCTCCAGCTTGCCTGCACCCTTGACTTCATCGATCTGGGAGGGTGTAAGGCCGAATTCACGCTTGGCCTGTCCGATGGTGACCTGGCTTTCCCAACCGATCCAGCTAGCTTCATCGAAATCGGAGCCCTTGAAGTCTGCAGGCCAGAGCAGGTTTGATGGGCTGATGCGCTGAGCATAGAAGCGCTCGTCTACCGTGCGCTGCACCTTCTCCATCTCGATTGCACCTGACTGAAGGAGCTGCAGGCCGATTTCTGGCGGATACATGCTGATGTCTTCCGCAGGAACTTCTACGGCTTCGAATGTCGCCTGATAGCCGACCTTTGCGGCAGCGATACCCGCAGCGTTCACAACGTCTGCAAGGCACTCTTCCATGGTGCGGTCTACCTTGGCTTCGTTCTGGAGCGTCTCGTTCAGCTCCTTGGCGAATGCGGCAGCGGCCTGTGCCCAATAGTTGTTCTTGGGTGTAACTGAGACAGCAGGAACCTGCGAGAACAGCGATGCGATCTTTGCTTTCGTGAAAGAGGCATCGATTGGAACTGAGACTAGGGACTGCTCGCGTAAGGTGTCGTCACCGAACGGTCTACCAAGCCGGAAGCGAACGTTGTCTTTCCAGACGGGTAAGCGCTTGTCTCGTTCTGCGCGGCTAGCAGCGATTTGCGATGTCCAGTACTTCTTATTAGGCAAGTGGCGTTCCTGAATGTGTTAGGCGGGCTAGCGGATTGCGTAGCGGTTGAGTGGGGAGGGCTTACGACTCATCCAGCGTGGGAGGGAGCCGAGAGTGGACGGTTCCCGGCTGGCTACAACGTCTGACATGCAGAAGTAGCCAAGTGCGATGGTCCAGTGGTCGTCACCGTCTGCGATACGCACTGGATCGGCCTTATCCGCTCGCATCTGTGGGAGGGTGCGAATCAGTGAGGGGCACCCTTCACGGTAGATTTGGAGCTTCGGTTGTTCGTCAATCACGGTGTTGAGCCACTCGTGAATGGCGAGTCCGATTGCCTTACGGTCGTTCTTGCTCTGGGTGAGTGGAACGCCGTTTATTTCGTAGTAGTCGGCGTAGGAGACACCTTGGCGTTTTCCATCGATCCACATGTAGGGGTCTGCGAATGTGTCAACGATTCGCATTCCCTCTGATTCACGAACGATGTCTTTAGCGACCTCTTGTGCCGTGGTCTGACGCCATGTCCGTTCTTTGAAGACGATTGCTCGCTTGTTGGGGAGGACTGCGATCCAGAGACAGACGGCGGGGTCAGGATGGAACCCCCAGTCCACGGCTCGATACACGTTGATCCACGGCTGGTCAAGAAGCGATGCGCCTTTGACAGTTGGCAGACGGCTGATTACGTGCCACTCCTGTGGCTCTGCGCCCTCTTCGTCCGTCCACGGCTTGAAGTCTGGGAAGTAACCGTCTTCGGTAACGCCCCACTCACCCAATAGCCACTGACGGCGTAGGTGAGGCTGCATCTGCCCTAGCCTCTTGTAATACTCGTCACCTTGGTGCGGATTGTCCGCTCTTACGGTGTGGATGTATTCGTATAGGTCTGGGTCGTAGGTCTGAAACTCTCGGAGGTTGACAGACTTGTCAACGAACCACTGCTTGACCCATTCTTCGAACTCTCCACCGGGGTTGGTTCCGGCCCTTACGATTGCGGTGTAGGGCTTGTCTTCGGTAACGCGTGCGCTACCAGAGATGCGGTGGAACATGTCCAGCGAGAACGTGACCAGCTCATCGAAGTAGATGGCTCCGTATTCTGCTGAGAGGTAGTTGTCTGCGTCCCGTTCGTTCTCACAGTGCCCGAAGACGCCAAAGGAACCGTTGTGGTAATAGGCTCGCTTCTCTGTCTTGTTGTAGTAGCCGCTGATGGCCCGCATTTCGCGGTCTAGGTG